TCTAGCGCCTCGTCGGCTACCGGCGTCATCAGCACTTACAGTTCTCTCGTCGGATCTGCGATCGCAGCATCGTCGGCTGCCGGAGTCGTTACTTCCGTTATTCTGGTAGCTGGCTCCAGTGCCAGCATCTCGTCAGCGACCGGAACTATTGTCGCTGCGCTCGTCATCAGCGGCTCTGCGGCAAGCGCATCGTCGGCTTCCGGCGCAATAGGAATATACAGTCCGATTGCCGGATCGGCGGCAAGTGCTTCTTCGGCAACTGGCGCAGTGACGATTCAGAGCGGGGCTATCACCTGGTCGGTGACGGGAAGCTCCGCGACAGTGTCTTCCGCCAGTGGCAGCCTTACCGAGCAGGCAGCCATCAGCGGAGCGGCTGTCAGCGCATCTCAGGCGGCAGGTGCGCTGACAGCCATCCAGGCTGTATCCGGCTCTGCGATTTCCGTTTCGTCCGCCAGCGGCAGCATCTCGGCACTGGGCGCAATCAACGGGTCTTCCTCCAGTGCCTCTGCCGCCAGCGGCACGCTGACGCTGATCGGTGCGGTAGCGGGCTCTGCCGCATCGGTCAGCTCGGCAGCGGGCAATGTCGCGATATCTGGCGGGGCACAGACGTGGGTCGTGACAGGGCAGGCAGCCGCGCAGTCTGTCGCGAACGGGGCTGTGACAGCCACGCTGGCGACCGCTGGCACGGCTGTAGCGGTCTCTGCGGCCAGCGGGGCAATAACTGGCACGCCAGCCCTGGCAGGCAGCGCAGCGGCCACCACATCAGCGGCTGGCACCATCTACGCGGTCATGGTGCTGGCTGGCGGCAGCGCGACGGCTTCTAGTGCTTCGGGAACACTGAGCGGACTCAAGCCGCTGGCTGGTTCGGCTGTCGCGGTATCGTCTGCTACCGGCGCGGTCACGGCTGCGCTGGCGCTGTCGGGCAGCGCGATATCCTCGTCTGCTGCCTCGGGTGCTATCTCTGACCGCGGCGTGCTTTCAGGAAGCGCGGCTGCCGTATCGGGCGCTTCCGGGAACATCGTGCTGGTGGCCATCATATCGGCTTCCTCTGCCACGGTGTCCTCCGCGCTCGGCGTTATCGGCAAGGCTGGCGTTCTTTCCGGAATCAGCATATCCGTATCTGGCGCTGATGGCTGGGTCCTGCCGCCGTTCACGGCAGCTCAGTTCCCGGATATCATTACCGGAATCGTATTCGTCAATCCTGCGCCGAGCGTATTGATTGCCGTGGACAGGGCAAGCGCGAGCGTGAGCGTAGACGAGATAGATGCAGGCATAAGCCTTGACGAGATAGATAGCGGAATAACGATCAATCGCTTGACTGCGGAGGTGACGTGATGGATGGTCAGGTACTCATATTCCCGCGCGGAAATGATGTCGTCGTCACAGCGCGCTTCCCCGAGATATCTTCGGGCGCTGGCGCTACGGCAACGTTCTATTACAAGGACAATCGTTATACGGCTGACACTGACCCTACGTCTAAGATCTATTCCTCGACCATTGTAGCTGACCCGGATAATCCAGGCGCTACGATGTCGACGTTTCCGGTGCCTGGCACCGACAATCAGGTGACCGGGGCTTTCTGGTGGCGCGTGGACGCCACTGATGTCACGAACAAGACGCGAACAGCCGCGGCAGGCACTCTACTCGTGGAGGCAGTGTGATGGCCGAGAAGACACCGGGCGAAGCTCGCTCTACCGAGCGGCTCATGCATTACTGGGCAGAAGGGAAAGGCAGGGTGAAAATCAACTGGGGAGTGCCAGGTGATTTTGACCGCTGCGTCGCAGAGCTCGGCAAGTACGTCGGGCCTGGTGTCGTGAAAGGGCTTTGCGCCAATCTCCACAAGAGAGCCACCGGAGGATGGCCAGGGCACGCTCCGGGAGTAGAGGAGGCAATGGCGAAAGCGAAAGAAAAGAAGGGCTAGTGTCCTTCTAGACGGTGACGTATAATACGCGCAAGGAGGCAAATCGTGAGCGAAATGGCCGACGCCGACGCCGGAACGGCCGAGGACGTCGAAATCCCCGAGGGTGCCGAAACGGAACCTGAAGGTGATGAGGCTGCCGATTCACCGGACGTAGCTGCCGAGCTAGAGCGGTGGAAGCGGGAAGCTCGCAAGTGGGAAGGCCGAGCCAAGACGAACTCTGACGCGGCCAAGGAACTAGAGACCATCAAGACCGCGAACATGTCTGAGCTGGAAAAGGCTCAGCGTATGGCGGCAGATGCCGAGGAGCGGGCAAAAAATGCGACCGCCATGCACAATCGCGTGATGGCCGCTGCCGCGGCAGACCTGCCCATGGAGCTCATCGACTATCTTGGATCCGGCACGGAAGATGAGATAGCAGAGACCGCGCAGGTATTTTCCAGCGTGATTGAAGCTGAGGTGCAGCGGCGCGTCGCGGAAATCACGGCTGGCATGGCAGGCCGAAACGGGCTGCCGCTATCGGGCGCACGTCCGGTCGAATCAATGCGTCCAGGATCAGCTCCGACTACAGCCGGAACGGCGAATAGCCCGGATGAATGGTTCAGGCAACTTCTTAACACAAGGAATCAGTAGCAAGAAAGGGACGTTAGAAGTGCCTTATTCCGCTCGTATTTCCAGGACCTCGACCGGGAGCGATCCGCTCGTTCCCGAGCCGCTGGCCGCTGCGATCATCCAGGAAGCGCCGAAGTCAAGTGCCGCGCTCAGTCTGATGAAGACGACCACGCTGAGCGCGAAGACGCAACGGCTGCCCGTCCTGGACGTGCTGCCTATCGCCTACTGGGTCGCCGGCGATGCCGGGCTCAAGCAGACGAGCACTCAGGCGTGGAAGAACGTCGTTCTCGTCGTTGAGGAACTGGCGTGCATCGTGCCTATTCCAGAGGCATATCTCGACGATGCCGACGTGCCATTGTGGGGTGAAGTGCAGCCCCGCATTACCGAGGCGGTCGGTCAGCTCATTGACCTGGCCGTGCTCTGGGGAATCAATAAGCCGACGACATGGGGCGAATCCGTATTTACCGGAGCTGGCAAGTCCCAGCATTTCATCGTGCAGGGCACTGGCGTCGACCTCGGCCAGGACGTGACCAAGCTCGGCGTTCTCATGGCGCAGTCGGGCTACACGGTCAACGGCTTCGCCGCGGCACCTGGCACGAGCTGGAACCTCGCCGGGCTGCGCAGCGCGCAGGGCGTGCCCATCTACCAGCCGGATATGTCCGACGTGCCTGGCGGCAATCTGTACGGATACAACATGTCAGAGGTCAACAACGGATCGTGGCAATCCGGCGTTACCGGAGCGGTCATGCTGTGCGGTGACTGGAGCAAGTCGATCATCGGCATCCGCAGCGACATCTCGTTCAAGATGTTCACCGAGGGCGTCATCTCCGATGGCTCCGGCGTGGTCCAGCTCAACCTGATGCAGCAGGACGCCGTCGCCATGCGCATGACAATGCGCCTGGCCTATGCCACGGTGAACCCGGTGACCATCATGGAGCCGAGCAAGAACATCACCACTGCGACGGCACGGTGGCCGTTCGGTGCCATTCTGCCCGTCGGCGCGACGCCGCCAGTGGCCAGCGCGATCAGCGTCATCCAGGCTCCGCCGTATCCGTACACCGGAACCTTCGCGGCCGAAGAGGCCGACATGGAAAACCCGCAGGAGGTCGAATCCGCTCAGGCGCACGCCGCGCACGTAGCCGAGAAGGAAACGGCGTCTGCGCGCCCAGCGGCGCGCAGGGCTCGCTCGAGCGAGTAGCCAGCTTCCGACCTAGCCGGAAAGGGATGCCATGAGAATCGGTGAGGCATTGCCGACCATAGCAACGCCGGACGATATCGTGGACCGGCTAGGTCGGAACCTGAATCAAGTAGAAGGAGCGCGCATTGACGCGCTCCTGCGAGATGGCAGTGCTATCATCCGCCGGTACTGCCGCCAGGATTTCATCTACGAGGAAGACGCCACTGAGACATTCGTGGCTGATGCCGGAGAGATAAGGCTGAGCAATCGGCCTGTCTGGGATATCAGTTCCGTAACATGGATGTCTGGTAATCCCCAGATCTCTTTCAACATGGGTATCTCGTGGTACGTATTTGACGGGATAGACAAGATCACGATTCCGTCGCCGTACCAGTCCGGCATCATCAACCTGCCTTACATGTGGTATCAGACCGCGTGGTATTCGGATACCTATCAGGTCGTCTATTCGTACGGCTATCATAATCCGCCGAACGAGGCTGTAGCGGTGCTGTGCACGGCTATCATCTCAGAGCTATCCACGCCGACGATGAGCGCTACGCTGGCGTCCGAGAGCATCGGTCCCTACAGCTACAGCATGAGGCGCACCAGCGGAGCCGGGCTTAACGCTGCGCTGCTCGACGCGGGCATGGCCATATCGCTCAAGGACTTCCGCAGGCCAGCGGGCACCATTCCCGTGAGGATCTGATGCATCCGTTCACTTACGGCCAGACCGTGACGCTGGTGCGCCGCGCAGTATCGGGCACTGATGAATACGGCAACGACACGTTCACGGAGACGCAGGAAGATATTCCGCTGTGCGTCGTTGCCCCGACTGGCGGCAGTGAATTGATTCAGTTCACAGATCAGGTGAATGACCCGATGCAGGTATGGCTTCCAGCCGGAACTGACCTGACGTATCTTGATGCCATTATCTTCGAGGGGCTCAAGTACGAAGTACAGGGCAACCCGAACAGCTTCACATCGCCGTTCTCGGGGCATATATCGCCAGTGCAGATCAGCGTGCTGCGCGTGTCTGGAGCGTCTACATGACCGGCGTCTACAAGATGGATCACCGCGGCATGGGCGAGATGCTGCGCGCTCCGTTCATGCAAGAGGCCATGCGCGTGAGAGCCGAGGAAATCAAGCTGCGTGCCGAAGTGATTGCTCCGGTAGGCGATGCGACAAAGGGCGATAAGCATCCTGGCCGCTATAAGGCGAGCTTCCATGTGCGCGTGCATGACCGCGGCGGAGCCACTAAGGATCGTGCTGAGGCAGTCGTCTACAACGATTCGCCAGAGGCGCTTTATGTCGAGTATGCGCATTACGGCGAGGAGCCCTATCGCGTTCTTGCGCGAGCTGCATTCGGAGGACCGAATAGGCGATGACTGTTCCGACGATGCCGGATGCCGAGAGCGCGCTTCTCTACGCGCTGGTGCCAGCTTTTCCTTCCATGCGCTTTGTCACGTCCGTGCCAGGCGGAGACATGCCTCAGACCACCGTGCGCATCCACCGCATCTCGGGTGCTGGCCGTGACATTCAGGTTGACCGACCGATTATTGATGTTGACGTATTCGGACTGAAGGCCGAAATGGGAAATGTGTCTACCGCAGCGCGGGAGATACAGGGATACATCATGGGCCTGCACAGTGCCATGGTGACAAATGGGGTGATAATCCACGCAACGACCATTACCGGACCGAGATCCCTGCCGGAGGCGAATCAGGACCTGTGCCGTTATTCCGCTACTTACGAGATCAACATTCGTCCGTGAAAGGATGATCAATGCCAGCAAGTCCCAGGGACGAGGCCACGGTGCCAGAGTTCCTTGACGTAACACAATTCGGCCTTACTCCGCCCGCATCGGGCACGTACAAAGACAACACGAATCTCTATGCCGCGGGTGATGTGGTGGCATGGGTCGGCCAGCCCAATAACGCCAATCCACCGCTCGGTATCGAAGACCCATCTTCACTCGGCTCGGGTATCTACAAATGCTGCGGATGGGCCGATACCTCAGGCTACATCTTCAAGCTGGACGAGACCATCAAGGACATTCCGGCGGCAGGCGTGCTGACGCCAGTGCGCAGCATTCTCACTGGCGGAGTCAAGACCGTTCAGATGATTTTCCTGGAAGCGCTCAATCCGTACGTGCGGGCTCTCTACGATGACGTGCCAGTGTTTCCAGTGGCTACGTCGCCGCTGAAGCCTCCGGCTACGCCATCGCCGCCAGCCATGCCAGCGAACACGGTCACCTACATTATTCCAGACCCTCCGGCGGACAACCGCTACAGCTTCATCTTCGACTCCATCGACGGCACGAAGCAGCAGCGGCTCTACGCTCCGTACGCGAAGATCACTGCCCGCGGCAACGACCAGGCGCAGCAAGGTGACATCGTCATGACCGACCTGACGATTACCTGCTATCCGGGCACCATCGGCTCGGTCACCGGCGCGGTGCTCCAGCGCACCATCAATTACGGCAAGTCCATGACAGCTTACTTCACCTAGGAGCAATCATGACTGAGCCGCTGCGTCCGGTGGGCGAATCGGACGAAACTGATGTCGACCTGGATCTGGATGCGCAGGATGAGCAACTGCGTCGCGAAGCCGTCGGCAAGCCGACGACAGTCAAGATCAGCGGAAACGTCATTCACGTTACGCACGCCAATGCATGGACCTCCACGGCGATGCGCGCGGCAGGTACCGCGCAGTGGGATACATGGGCGCGCGAGGTGATTGACGACGACGAGGAATTCGCGCTCTGGGTCGGAGCCGATCTGCAGAATTACCAGATCGAGGCTGTCTTCGCAGAGTGCGGCAGGCAGGCACGGCTGAACCAGGGAAAATCGAGAGGGCCCTCTGGCTCACGGAATCGTTCCAAGAGGAGATAGAAGCAGACCTCCAGCGATACTACGGAATTGATTATCTGGATCATTTCCGCGGAAAGCTGGGCTGGCGCAAGCTTCTAGTTCTGCTGGAACGGCTGCCACCGGAGAGCGCTTTGAACACGGCTATACGGAACGCGATGCCCGAGGGTCGTCCGGAGGAACTGGCCGGAGACCCTGTTCGCGCGCCATGGAGCACGGTAGAGGCAATGCTGGCCAGCCTGATAGACGAGGTGCGCATCAATAGCTGGCTGTACGCGCAGGCGCACAGCGATAGCACGCTGCCTAAGCCTCAGCCGATACCGCGGCCAGGCGTGCGCAGCCGCAAGCGTCGCGGTCTGCCCCTCGAGGCTGCCATCGCGCTCGATCCGCGACTGCGCGGCATGAGCCCCGAGGAAGCGCAGGCATTCCTGGACGGAGTGATGATTCGCCGTGGCTGACATCTTCGTAGGCTCGGTAGCCGTCGGCGTCGTGCCCGACGCGCGCGGCTGGGAGGCAAACCTATCGCGCCAGCTCGCTCCCTCGGCAGATCGCATCGGTCGTGATTACGGCGACAAGATGGGCAAGAAGATCGCCGAGCAGATGGGGCAGGCAGGCAGCCAATCTGGCGGAGCATTCGGGGACACATTCCGCAAGCGATTGGATGCCGCTCTCAAGGCACTTCCGAAGGCAACGCTGGATGGTGACTCTGGTCCTGTTGACCGAAAGCTAGACGAGATACGGAAAAGAATAGAGGCGATACACGAGCAAGGGCTGATTAACCCAGACAAGGCATTGAAGGACATTGCCATTGTCACTGCTGACCTGGATAAGCTGGCGCGCAAATCCAAGGACATTCCGCTGCGTTTCAATACCGCGGAGGCACGCGCGCAGCTTGACCTGCTGAAGCGTGACGCGGCCAGTGCCGGAGGCGGAGGCGGAGGAATCCTATCAAACCTGCCGCTGATCGGCGGTCTGTTCGGCGGCGGAGGCAGTGCTGCCACTGGTGCAGCGGGGCAAGGTGCATCGGCTGGCGGAGGGGCTTTCAGCAATCCATGGGTGATCGGCGGCGGAGTTGCCGCTGGTGCCGCGGCACTGCCGTTCCTCGGGCAGGCTGCCGGAGGGCTTCTTACCGGAGGTCTAGGAGCGGCAGTGGCCGCTCCCGGTATTCTGGGCGCGTTCGGTCTCGGCACTACGGCAGCACCTAGCACACAGCAGATGGGAGCGGCCAGTGCAGCCGTAGCCGCGTCTCAGGCTAATCTCAATAAGCTGCGCGCCAGCGGCAAGACGACCGCGGTGCAGCTTGCTACCGCCGAAGCGCAGCTAGCCACTAATCAGGCGAAGCTGAATACTTTGCAGAAGCAAGCCGTTGATCCGACCAGGATCACGGCAGGGCAGCAAGCCGTTCGTAAATCCTTCACCGACATGAAGAACAACATAATCGGTGATCTGTCGCAGGTAGGCGTCGCATTCCAGCCCGTATTGATTGACATTGCCAATACCATCAGTCACGTATTCAAGCAACTGACGCCGCTCTTCAAGACGGTGTCCGAGGTGATACGCGGTCCGCTTGATGTTTTCGTCACCACGATCATAAATCAGCTTACCTCGCCAGCGGTAGTCCAGGCCATCAAGGATGTGTCTACTTCCTTTGTCAACATTCTCCAGGCTTTCACGCCGGATATACCTGGAATTGCCGCGTCGCTCGCGCAGGCCATTTCCGGGATGGCGAAAGCTATCTCAGCTAATCCTAAGGGATTCGCAGACTTCCTTAACTTCATGTTCCAGGTAGTTATCTTCGCTGTGCGCATGATCGAGGGGCTTACCTACGCAGCCAACTGGATTGAAGCGCACTGGCAGGTGGTCAAGTGGGTCGCTATCCCGGTCATCACCGCGGTGGATCTGGTGACGCGCAACTTCACCAAGATGAAGGAAGACGTAATCCTTATCTTCACGGACCTGGGCCATAACATCGAGCATATCTGGGATATGGTATGGAATAACACTGTCGGCCGTACCGAGCGGGGCTGGCACGATGTTGTCGGAATCTACAATCGGCTCCGTACTGACGTTATCAACTGGCTCCATAACGTACAGAATACTTCTGCTCAGGTATGGGATACCGTGTGGAATAACACGGTCGGCCGTGCGACGCGCGGCGCGCAGGATGTATTCAATGTCTTCGTGCGCTTGAAGACCAATATCGTCAACTGGTTCCACGATGCGATCAACTGGCTAGAGAATGCAGGCGTCGCCGTAATCCAGGGTCTCATGAACGGCATGAAGAACGGAATGGCGGACATAGGTAACTGGGTCAACAATAATATCGTGCAGCCGGTACTGCACTGGGTCAAGTCGCATTTCGGAATTGCCTCGCCCGCCTCGGCCATGATTCCTGTCGGCAAGAACATCGTCGCCGGAATGCTGCACGGCATATTCACCTCGGCGCACGATATAGGCGGATTCATCGGCAAGGCATTCGGAGGCTGGCCTCAGGCACTGGGCTCGTTCATCGGCAAGTCACTCATTGACGTGGCTAAGCTGCCCGCGAAGGCGCTATCTGCTCTCGGCAGCGTAGCCGGAAAGATAGGCGGATTCTTCGCGCACCTGTTCGGCGGCGGAACTGGCGGCGGAGTGCAGCGCTGGGCAGGGCTTGTCGCGCAGGCTCTGGCAATGCTCGGAATGCCGCTGTCGCTTACCTCTCAGGTGCTGTATCAGATGCAGACCGAATCTGGCGGCAATCCGAATGCCATTAATCTGACCGACATAAATGCTCAGATGGGCGACCCATCCCGCGGGCTGCTTCAGGTAATCGGCAGCACGTTCGCGGCTTACCACGTGCCAGGCACTAGCACGAACATATATGATCCGCTGGCCAATATAGCGGCCGCGATCAATTACGCTCGAGCGACCTACGGGCCGACGCTGATGCGCGGCGGAATGGGCATGGGCAGCGGCCACGGCTACGACGCTGGCGGTCTGCTGCCACCTGGCATCACGCTGGCCGTGAACAGAACAGGGCGTCCAGAGATAAT